GCTACTAGACATATACTAGATGGAAGTCTTTATATGTATAGGTCACTAGCTGAAAGTTTATCTTACAGAGTAAGTGATGTATTAGAATATGCTGACTTCAAGGATGAGTTTATTAATAAGATAGGTAAATACAATGTATCCATATTGGATGACATAAATGAGCTATACTTATATGACTTTGGGATATTTATTGAGGTTTCTCCTGATGAAGAGCAGAAATCAATGCTTGAGCAGAATATTCAAATGGCATTATCTAAAGGTGATATAAACCTTGAGGATGCAATTGATATTCGTGAGATTAGAAATATTAAGTTAGCTAATCAGTTATTAAAAGTTAAACGTAAAGCTAAGCAAGAAAGAGAAGAGAAGATGGCTATGCAGCAGCAAGCTATGCAAGCACAGCAACAAATGCAGTCTCAGCAGTTAGCTGCTCAAACATCTATGCAAAAAATGCAAGCAGAAGCTCAGGCTAAAATGCAACTTAAGCAAGCAGAGGTAGCTTTTGAAATAGAGAAATTAAAGAATGAAGCAATGCTCAAAGAGAGGCTAATGGATAAAGAGTTTAGTCTTAATATGCAGCTAAGAGGTATGGAATCACAGCAGCTTCAGAATAGAGAAGACCAAAGAGAAAAAGCGAAGTCAGATAGAATTAGCCAACAAAACTCTGAGCAATCAAAACTAATAAATCAAAGAAAGAATAATTTACCACCTATGACTTTTGAATCTAACGAGGATAGTCTAGATGGATTTGACCTAGCTGAGTTTGAACCTAGGTAAAAAACATAATTATTTTTTGTTTAATTTTGCATAAAATCAAATCAAATGGAAATTAAAGTAAAAGAAGTAGGTGTTGTTGAGGAAAAGTCTGTACAGCAAGTTGAACAGGAGCTACTCGAAAAGCACGAAGAAAAGTTAAGTGAAGAGGTTGAATCTGAAGAAACAACTGAGGTTGTTGCTCAAGAAGAAACCGAAGAAGAAGATACAACTCAACCCTCAGAGTTAAACGAGGAAAGTGTTCTTTCATTTATTAAGAATAAGTACGGAAGAGAAATTAATTCTCTTGATGAGCTTACAGCAGCTCAGGAATCTGAAGAGATGCCTGAAGATGTTGCAGCTTATTACAAGTACAAAAAAGAAACAGGAAGAGGAATCGATGACTATGTTAGATTAAACAAAGACTTTGATGAATTGACCCCTGACACATTGCTACGAGAATATCTTAGTGCAACTGAAGAAGGATTAGACTCCGAAGACATTGATATGTTGATGGAGGACTACTCATATGATGAGGAGGTAGATGATGATGCTGACATTAAGAAAATCAAAATAGCAAGGAAAAAGACTATTGCTAAAGCCAAGAAGTATTTTAATGAGCAGAAGGAAAAGTACAGAGTTCCCCTTGAGTCAAGTGGGAGTTCTATTTCTGAAAGTGATGCGAAAGACCTTGAGGCATATAAACAATATATAGAGTCATCAAAGACTTACGAAGAGACGATACAAAGAAAGCGTGATTGGTTTAATAAAAAAACTGATAACGTATTCGGAAGTGAGTTCAAAGGTTTTGAGTTCACGCTTGACGATAAAAAGGTAACGTATTCTCCGGGTGATGCTACTGAACTAAAGAAAATTCAATCTGACCCACAGAACTTTATAGGAAAGTTTTTAAATGAAGATGGACTTATCGAAGATGCAGTAGGATACCACAAGGCTTTGTCTATTGCAATGAATCCTGAAAAGTTTGCCAAGTTCTTTTACGAACAAGGTAAAGCAGAGGCTACTGACGATGTAATGCGTAAGACGAAAAACATTAATATGTCTGAACGCAAAACACCTGAAGTGACTTCTAAAGGCGGGATGCAAATTAAATCTCTCGGCAACGACTCGGGTAGAGGTTTAAAAATTAGAAGTAAAAAATAAGTTTAAAAATTAAAAAAGAAAAATTATGGCAGGAAGTGTCCAAACAACCCCCGGGTTTGATTTGCAGCCAAGTGCACAGCAAGTCCCACTCGCAACAAATTATATTACCGATTTCAATTTCTTGAATCAGTATCTACCTGATACTTATGAGAAAGAATTTGAGAGATATGGTAATCGTACAATCTCCTCATTCCTTAGAATGGTAGGAGCAGAAATGCCTTCTAACTCTGACCTTATCAAATGGGCTGAGCAAGGAAGACTTCACACTAAATATGTAAACTGTACTACAACTGTATTAACTAATGCAGATACAGCTACATTTACTATTAACGATGCATTAGTACCTGACCGTGCAGCAGTAGGTCTTACAGCAGGTGCTATCGCTATTCGAATAGGTCAAACTATTATGATTAGCCCTAAAACCTTAACAGGTTCAGTAGGTACTACTAACAAAGCTATCGTTACAGCAGTAAATACAACAGCAGGAACTATTGATGTAGCTTTCTACGAGGCAGCAGGTATCAGCAATGATAACGCAGCTAACATTTATGAAATATTCATTTATGGTTCTGAGTTTAAAAAAGGAACTGAAGGAATGTCAGGTTCTTTAGAAGCTGATGACGACATCTTTGAATGTTCTCCAATTATCCTTAAAGATAAGTATGCAGTATCAGGTTCTGATATGGCTCAAATCGGATGGGTAGAGGTTACTACTGAAAACGGTGCTACAGGATATCTATGGTACTTAAAGTCAGAGCACGAAACTCGTTTACGTTTTGATGATTACCTAGAAACAGCAATGATTGAAGCTAAGCCGGCAGCAGCAGGTTCAGGTGCAGTTGCAGCAGGTTTCAAAGGTTCTGAAGGTATTTTCTACACAGTAGAAGACCGAGGAAACGTATGGGCAGGAGGCAATCCTGAGGCATTAGAAGATTTTGACAACATTATCAGACGATTAGATAAGCAAGGTTCTATTGAAGAGAATGTTATTTTCTTGAACAGAGAATTTGGTTTTGCTATCGATGATATGTTAGCAGCTCAAAATTCTTACGGTGCAGGTGGTACGTCTTATGGACTATTTGACAACGATAAGGATATGGCTCTTAACTTAGGTTTCACAGGATTCCGTAGAGGTTACGATTTCTACAAGACTGATTGGAAATACCTAAACGACCCAACTATGAGAGGTGGTCTTTCTTCTACATTAGGAACAGATACAGTAAACGGATTGTTAGTACCTGCGGGTTCTACTACTGTTTATGACCAAGTTCTTGGAAAGAACGCTAAGCGACCTTTCTTACACGTGCGTTACAGAGCTTCAGAAACTGAAGACAGACGTTACAAAACTTGGATTACAGGTTCAGCAGGTGGTGCAATGAACAGCGACCTTGATGCAATGGAAGTACACTTCCTTTCTGAGAGAGCTGTATGTACTATGGGTGCAAACAACTTCTTTATCTTTAAAGATTAAGAATAACTAACATTACAAGGGGTGTGAAATATCACCCCTTTTTTTAAAAAATTATAAATTAAATTAAATGAAAAATAAAAAAATCCCTGTAGCTAAAACCTACAAATTAAAATCAGAAAAAGCTCCCTTATCGTTTATGATACCAACGAAAAGTTCTAGGAGCTATTCATTACTTTACTTCGATGAAGAAAGAAATGAAAACAGACCACTTAGATATGCTAGAAACCAAAAGTCCCCATTTGAGGATGAGCAAGATGGCAATCTTATTTTAGAGCCTGTTGTATTTGAAGATGGTATGCTTCACGTTCCTTCAAATAATCCTGTACTTCAAGAATTTTTACATTATCACCCTATGAATGGTGTTAGATTTGTAGAAGTTAATGAAGCTAAAGACGCAGAAGAAGAAGTTGAGTTTCTTAACTTAGAGGTAGATGCACTTGTTGAGGCAAGTAAATTATCTATTGAACAGATTGAATCATTATCTCGTGTATTATTTGGAAAAGATACCTCTAAGATATCTACTGCTGAATTAAAAAGAGATATGTTGATTTTTGCTAAAAGCAATCCAAGTGATTTCTTAGATGCTATTAATGACCCAACAGTAAAAATACAAGGTACAGTTCAAATGTTCTTTGATAAAGGGTTATTGACTTTTAGAAGAAACAATAAAGAGATATGGTTTAATACACCATCTAACAAAACAAGAATGCTTGTTGTTCCATTCAATGAAGACCCATTGTATTTAGCAACATCATACTTGCAGAGTGATGAAGGAATTGACTCACTAAAAATGCTTGAGAATCTTATAGAAGTATAATCAGCATTTGAATAAATTAAAGATACCCATATTGAAAAATATGGGTATTTTTTTTGACTTATATTTGCAGTATAGTCATCATCATGAAGATGATGTTTTTAACTAACAAATTATTTATTATTATGACAAAATTCTTAAAAATTAAAAATGCTCCAAACACAGGTCAGCTTATTTCTATAAATGGAATTAAGGCTGTATCTACTTCAGGTGCAACTGCAACTACAGTTACTATTGATTATGTTGATGGAACTACAACTACAGTTACAACTGCTGCTCAAG